CCAGGTCATGCTGCTCCAGCTTCCAGGGCTCTGCTCCCCTTTTGAGCGAACAATTAAAAAATGCGAAGCTGTTCGCCTAATTTATTCGTTTAAATTAATTTCATAAATAGGTATTCAATGCTTGAGATGTTCGCTTAAGAATGCTAGGATTGATTCGCAGACATTAACATTTTACAAATAGGAGATTTTTTATGATTGATGTAGCATTAGGATTTGAAAGAGAAGTTGACGACTTATCTGTAAGAAATGGCGTTGACCTTTTTGCAAATCACCCAACCTTAAACTTTATTAAAGTTAAACACGATGCGAGTTTACCTAGTGGATGTGAAGTTATCTTCCCACCATTAAGCAGTAAAGCAGAATCTACATGGGAGTATTCAAGCCAAGTTAATGACTTGATTATTGCCAATGGTGGAAGAATTACTCGCCAATGTGGACATCATGTTCACATTGGAGTTAAACCAATAACAATGAATAGTGAAGAATTTAATAGACGTTCTATTCAATTATTCAAAGATAATGATACATATTTTCAAGACTCAAATGATATGTTTCAATTTGAAGTTATCAAAGATGTTGTTTATAGATATGCACAATATCAAGATTTCATATCAAGCTTTCTTGCTCCAAGTCGTAGGAACTCACGTTATGCGAGTCCCATTGATGGTTTTTTAAATAGAATAGAAGACTCACAAAATTACAACGATTTAAAAAATGTAATAGTTGGTAAATTCTATTCTGTTAATTTAAGAAATATTGATGTTAGGAATCAACGTGGAACAATAGAGTTTAGACAACATCAAGGAACAGTAAATAATACCAAGTTAAAAAATTGGATTATGTTTCTTGTCAATATGTTTGATTACACTATTAACCACAGAATCCAAGTCTTAAATCAAGGTGTTAAGTATATGGATACGTTAACCAATACCATGCCAAGAAACACTAAACTTCACCAAGTCTTTGAAATGTTACAAACAGATAATGGAGCGACTACAAGGGAAATTATGGACTCTGTTGGCATTAATGACGCAAGGTCTGTAAGAAGAACCATTAACACTATAAGACGTAAACTAGGCGATTGTAGTTTAGTCATATGTCTTAACCAAGAATACTATGGACATTTAAATGGCACATCAAATGGGGCATACGACTTAAATGGTTATAAGATTCCCTTAGAAGTGGAAAAGGAGTCACAAGGTGAAATTGTTATTAATAACAATGCAGACTCTCACCCATTTAATAATTTAGCAGAGTCTTTAAAGACTTGGTTTAACAACAGAATTTCACGACTAGGTAACTAGTCGTGAATACTTTCACAAACAAACAAAAGGAGTCAATCGTGAATAGAAGAATTAAAATCAATAATAAAAAAGTTAAATTAAATAATAAAACTTTTCATTTAAGGTTTGTTATGAATCCAATACTAGGTGGCGAATTTGAATTAGATTCTTACAATGGAAAAAATCTAATAGCCGAAGAATATCAAGATACAGTCTTTGAAGTTCATAACATAGTTAAACAATTAAGAAGTACTTATAATAGATAATTTTTAACTACATATAAAATCGGTGGGGGTGTGCCATATACACCCCCTTTTTTTTGGTTTTGTATATATAGGGTGCAACGCACTCGGTTTTCCTCAAACACCCCCCAATGTTTTCAAAACGGCACCCCAAAAAAAATTTTATAAAAAAAATTCTTGACCTTTCGGCACTGAAAACCTATGTTACATATATGAAGAGCTACATTATGAATAAAGATGAGGGTGGCACTATTTACAGTGGCACACCATCACAGATTATAGATCAGATAACCACAAACTCAAAACTTGGTTTTAAGACCAGGGAAGATTTGAGACGTACCTATGCGTCATTTGCGTGTGATTGGACTGGAAAGCCAGTAAGATTTCATGCAGATAAAGACTTGGTAGATGATTTAATTGAGTGTGGCGTGTTAAAGGAGCAAAAATGAAAAAGAACGATCAAAGTTTCAGTGATTGGAGTGGTGAAAAACTAAAATCACAAAGAAAAGACTTAAACTTGAGCCAAATAGACATGGCAAAGAGGCTTGGTTTGAGCGAAAGAGGGTACAGATGCTATGAAACAGACAAGTATCGCATACCTCTGTCCGTAAAATACGCTGTTCTGTATTGGACAGAAGCTAAAAAAGCAGAAAAAGTAGCCAAAAACATAAAAAATTTTGATGAAGAGGCAAGACCTTTAACAAAACATGAAAAAGAACGCATTTGGAAGCTTTGCAACGCTATAGATCATACATTAGGCGAGGCAGATAAGCGTCAAGATGAGATTTGGGTATCAAGATTGCTTGATCAGAGCAATCGAGAGATGACAATGCTATTGCAAAAAGCGAGTTAGTGGGTTAATATCTCCTAAAGAAGCTTTTTTCGGAGATTTTACATGGCAAATGGACCTATGGGCGGGTTTATGCCGACCCCCGCTGCCCCTGCACAACCACCGCAGGTAAAATTAGATACAACTGCCGATAGCAGGGGTAATTTTAATAATTTTTTAAAAAACATGAATGGTGCTTTATCAGTTGATCCTCCAGTTATGGCACCATCAATGGGTGCTATGACTCCAAACATGGCACCCGCTTTATCGAATATAGATATATTCAATCAGCCTGTGCAAAATTTCGAGACAGGTGGTTTTGCAGGCGATACATCAGGTACTTTTAGCGTAGATGAAGATACGGGTGAAGTAACAGATGATTTTAGTATCGGCGGTGGAGGCTTTGGTGGTACAGGGGGTACTGAAGAGGAATTTCAACAAGCTTTAGATGATGAACGCTCAACAGATTTTACATCCGAAGATATATTTCAAGATGACGCACAAGCGTCTGTAGGCACGCCATCTGTTCCTAACGTAACATTTAATAATCAAACTATTTTAAACGCCACGAGAAATTTGCCAGAGGGTAGCGAGGCACAAAGAGTTTTTAAAAAAGACACAATTGCCACTTTGCAAGATTATGCTAAAAACAATGATTTAGCTGGTGCCTTAAATCAATTTCAAATTGCAGCGGTAGATGGTGATAAAAGAGGGGAGAATATTGTCAATAGTATTATCCAAGCCTCTAACGTAAATCCAGCTGCTTATTCTAGGGCAGTCTTTAATCAACCAACTACATCTGATATTTTAGCCACAAGTGAAAACAACGTCATGGACGCAGTAAATTTAGACAAACCCATAGATTTTTTAGAGAGAGAGGCTAATCCAAGAATAGGCAGTCCAGCTCTTGCAGGTCTTCCAGGTGTTAAGTCAAGATTTAACACACAAAAACAAACAATACCTGACGTTCCTGTTTTAGCACCAAGAACTCAATTTCAAAGAAATGTAGAAGATCAAAGAGCCGCCGAAAGGGGCAGAGCATTAGGTCCAACTACTGTTGATGATAGTTTAGATATACTTGACACGTCTATGTTTAATCAAAGGGTGCAAGATTTATTAGATCGTGGTGCTGAAGCACAAAAGATAAAAGATCGTGAAAATAGAGTGCAAGAATTATTAGATCGTGGCATTAGAGCACAAGAGATATTTGACACTCAAAAAAGATTAGACGAAGACACAATTGCAGAAAACTTAGATAGAACACCGACAAGAACAGTAAGCAGAGGCTCTCAAACAACCACTGGATTGGACAGTGAATTTGGAGATGTTTTTCCTACAGTTGATCAGTTTGCTATTGAAGCACCAAAAGTTCAAGCTTTATTAAATAAGACAAATTTGATGCCACAAGCCACTGGATTTAAAGTAGGCGAAACAACTATACCAAGTTTAGCAAGTGGGATAAACACTTTACTGTCTGGTGCAACAGATATGATGAACAAAAGAATTTATGATGGCATAACTAAAAAGGGGCAGACACCAGTTTATGATCCAGTAACTGGAAAGATTACTGGCTCAAGAGATGCTAGTTCAGGAATTTTAATGGAGGGTATGGATTTTGCCGATCAAGATAGAGCCACAAGCGACAGCGATCCAACTCCAGTCATTAGACCTCTAACACCAAAACCAGAGGAGCCAAAGCCTGATTTACCACCTAATGTTATTGGTGGGACAGGTGGACAATTAGGCAACCTACAACCAATCGTGGCTGATACTGTTGTTGCAAGTCCTTTTGCACCAGCATCATCAGGAATACAACCTGTTACTTTCGATAGTGGTGATTTGAACAAGTTAATCGAGATGTTGACTGGCGTTTCTGCAAGACCAGTTGTTTCTGCTAAAAAAGGTGGTGTGATTGGCATGGCTAATGGTGGATTAATTAAAGCGGTAGATGACTTCTTAGCAGCAGGTTAATGAATTTAGAATACACAGAGTATTTAAGTGATGACGAGTTATCTAAGATAGCTCCAATGCTTGAACGCTTGACAATGCTTGAGAAACAAAAGACCTCACAAGATTTGTATATGGATTTTGTTAAACGCATATGGCCTAGTTTTATTGAGGGCAGACATCACAATATATACGCTGATAAGCTGCAGCAAGTCGCTGACGGCAAGATTAAGCGTTTGATTGTTAATATGCCGCCAAGACATACTAAATCTGAGTTTGCGAGTTATTTATTTCCATCTTGGCTTATGGGAAAGCGTCCTAATTTAAAGATTATACAAGCAACACACACGGCAGAGTTAGCCGTTGGTTTTGGTCGTAAGGTTAAAAACTTAATTGATAGCGATGATTTCCGTGATATATTTCCTGATGTAAAACTAGCTGCCGATGCTAAAGCATCGGGTAGATGGTCAACGAACAGTGGAGGTGAGTATTATGCCGTTGGTGTTGGAGGTGCTTTGGCTGGACGAGGTGCTGATTTGCTCATTATTGACGATCCTGTTTCTGAACAAGATGCTTTAAGCCCTACTGCACTTGATAGTATTTATGAGTGGTATACATCTGGACCAAGACAAAGATTGCAACCCGGAGGTTCTATCATTATAGTGATGACACGTTGGGGGATTAAGGATCTCACGGCAAGAGTGTTACAGAAACAAGCTCAAGGAGGTGCAGACAAATGGGAAGTAGTAGAATTTCCAGCGATATTTCCAGAGACTGGAAACGTACTTTGGCCAGAGTATTGGAGCAAAGACGAATTAGAAGGCGTGAAAGCCTCGATACCCGTAGGCAAGTGGAACGCCCAGTATATGCAAAACCCAACAGCCGAAGAAGGGGCGATAATTAAAAGGGAGTGGTGGAATGTTTGGAATCGTAGTGAGCCACCTGCCTGTTCCTACATCATACAGTCATACGACACGGCTTTTACTAAGAATGAGCGTTCTGATTTTAGTGCTATTACTACTTGGGGTGTTTTTACTCCCATCGAGGGGGAAGGAGATGCCATCATCTTGCTTGATGCCGAGAAAGGCAGATGGGATTTCCCAGAACTTAAACTTAAAGCACAGGAACTGTGCGAAGCATATGATCCTGACATGATTCTCATAGAACAGAAGGCAAGTGGCACGCCACTTACTCAAGAGTTAAGAAGAATGGGTGTGCCCGTTACACCCTTTACACCAAGCAAAGGTGCAGACAAGTTTGCTCGTATGAACGCCTGTGCACCAGTGTTTGAGAGTGGCATGGTGTATAGACCCGATGCTAATTTTGCAGAAGAGGTTGTAGAGGAATGTGCAAGTTTTCCACATGGCGACCATGATGACTTGGCAGATTCGATGACACAGGCTATACTAAGATTTAGGCAAGGTGGTTTTATCACCACGCCAGACGATGAAGAGTTTGAACCTAACTATAGAAGAAAGATGGAGTATTACTGATGAGTAAAATAAAAAAGATGGCAGAAAAAATGATTCCAGGTGATTTAGTTCAAGCTGGAATTTATTCAAATCCAATAAAAAATATTGGTAGAGTAATTCAAATAGAGGTTGCAAAAAAAATTGCTGGAAAGCCAAAAAAAATGAATATGGGTGGAGTAGTATCTGGCCGAGGTGGTAGTTTCAAAGGAACAAGATAATGTCAGCAAAAGATCCTCTTAAAAGTGTAGCTAAAACTATACAGACAATTGCTAGTGGCAAAACTGGTATAAAAAGTGTTGATAAACAGAAGAAGAAAGACGCTATTCTTACAAAAAATTTGAAAAAACTAGCAAAAAGGACTAAAGTTAAAGCAAAGCCACAAAAGTTTGATATTACAGCAGATTCAAAAAGTCCGTTTAGTATTCAAAAGCAAACAATATTGATGAGTGGTGGTGGAGAGGTTGTTAATATGACTAAATCAACAATGATTAACCCAGAGACAGGAGAGTAATATGCCCGGAATTAAACCAAAAGGTATCAAAAAAATAAAAGGCATGACACCAGAATTACAAGAAAAAATGGAAGATATTATGAAAGAAATTGGCATGATGTCTCCAAGAATAAAGCCAGTAAAAAAGAAAGATGGCGGACTTGCAGCGGCGATTGAAAAAGTTAAAAAAGAAGATGCTGTTAAAATGGAAGCTGGTGGTGATCCAGCTAATCCTCTCAAGGGTGGTCAAAAGAAATTAGATAAGAACAAAGACGGCAAGATTTCTGGAGAAGACTTTGAAATATTAAGAAACATGAAATTTGGTGGATCTGTGAAACCTGTTAAAATGGGCGGTGGTGGCAATGTTTGTAAAGGCATGGGCATCGCAAGAGCAGGTGGCAAGTTTAAAATTAGATAATTATGGCAATTGAAAAAGTAAATGGGGTAGAGAACCCCGAACAACCACAAGGAATACAAGTTCCTTTACCTGAAGCAGAAATTACTCCGGGAGTGACTGAACTTGATGATGGATCTGCCATTATTGGTGAAATTCAACAAGAAATGCAAATGACAACACCAGTGCCATTTGACGCAAATCTAGCAGAATTTATTGATGAATCTGACTTAGGAGTTGTTTCAAGTGATTTAGTTGGTGCAATTGATGATGACATTTCATCAAGAAAAGATTGGGAAGAACAGTATAAAGGTGGTTTAGAATTACTAGGCATGAACTATGAAGACAGAGCGGAGCCTTTTGAGGGTGCATCTGGCGTTGTTCATCCATTACTAGCAGAAAGCGTTACACAGTTTCAAGCACAAGCGTACAGAGAGATGTTACCAGCAAGTGGACCTGTTAGAACACATATTGTTGGTGCAGAAAGTCCAGAACTTTTAGCACAAGCAGAGCGTGTTAAAAATTATATGAATTATCAAATAACTTATGAGATGGAAGAATATGATCCTGAGTTAGATCAAATGTTATTTTATCTTCCGATTGTAGGTTCAGCATTTAAAAAAGTTTATTTTGACCCTTCTATGCAAAGAGCTGTATCTAAGTTTGTTCATGCAGAGGATTTAATTGTTCCTTACAATGCAACAGATTTAAGAACATCTACACGCATAACTCATGTTGTCCGTATGGGCAAAAATGAAGTTAGGAAGTTACAACTACAAGGGTTTTATAAAGATATAGATTTACCCTCATCAGATAGCGGAGGTACGAACTATGATGAGGTTAAAGAAACAATTGACGACATACAGGGTGTAGGAAAAAGTACAAGCGATAATGAAGAGATTACTTTATATGAAATTCACACAGATTTAGATTTAGTTGGGTTTGAAGACGTTGGACAAGACGGGGAACCCACTGGTTTAAAAATGCCCTATGTCGTAACCATAGTGGAGAAATCTGGTGAAGTCTTATCGATCAAGCGTAATTTCAATGAAGGTGATCCGTTCCGTAGGAAGATCCCTTATTTTATTCATTATAAGTTCCTACCTGGTCTTGGGTTTTATGGCTTTGGTCTTACTCATATGATAGGTGGCTTATCAAGAGCATCAACATCAATACTTAGACAACTAATTGACGCAGGTACTTTATCAAACTTACCTGCAGGATTTAAAGCAAGAGGTGCAAGGATTAGAGATGACGAAACTCCGCTAAATCCTGGCGAGTTCAGAGATGTAGATATGGTTGGCATGGATTTGCGTCAAGCAATTATGCCGTTGCCATTTAAGGAGCCATCTCAAACCTTGTATTCACTACTTGGAACGCTTATCGACTCTGGTAGACGCTTTGCATCAATGGCTGACATGAAAGTTGGCGAGATGCAAGGCAACGCACCAGTTGGTACAACTATGGCTATTATGGAACGTGGCACAAAGGTAATGTCTGCAATTCATAAACGCTTACACTACTCACAAAAGATAGAGTTTAAGTTACTTGCACGTTTATTTGCTATGGATGTCCCTATGTACCCTTATCAAGTACCAGGAGCACCACCAGAGATTAAACAAACAGATTTTGATGACAGAATTGATATACTTCCTGTTTCAGATCCAAATATATTTTCAATGTCACAACGTATTGCTTTGGCACAAACACAGTTACAATTAGCACAAAGCAATCCAGATATTCATGGGCCAAATGGAATGTACCAAGCCTATAGAAAAATGTATGAAGCGTTAGGGGTTACGAACATAGAGGCTGTGTTGCAACCTCCCCCACAGCCAATGCCCATGAATCCAGCGAAAGAAAATCAAGAGGCATTAAAGGGTGGTAGTCTTCAAGCTTTTCCAGAACAAAATCATCAAGCACATATTACAGCTCATTTAGCTATGATTAGTACACCCGTTGCACAAGCTAATGCTGCAATACTTATGACATTACAAGGACACATATCAGAACACATAGCAATGATGTCTGAACTACAAGCACAACAAGAAGTCATGGCTGCTGTTCCACCAGAGCAACAAGCAATGATGCAACAAGACCCTAATGCAATGCAACAAATGGCTACACAAGTGGCTTCAAGAAGTGCTGAATTAGCAGCAGAAATACAAGAGCAATATGCACAAGCGTTAACACCACCACCAAGTGAAGACCCGCTTGTAACAATTAGAAAACAAGAGTTAGCGTTAAGAGGTCAAGAGATTGCACAGAAACAAGACCAGTTTGATCAAAAACAAACATTTGATAAGGAAAAAGAAAGAAATGATGTTTTACTTGATCAACAAAGGTTAGATCAACAAGAAGAGATAGCGTCACAAAGAGATCAGACAACTCGTGATGTAGCTGCTATGAGAGCAATGAAAGGATAAATTATGGTTAGTTCTATAAGAGAAAAGATATGGCAAGTTGAAAAAGACAAAAAAAGGCATAGAAGATTAGCAAAGGAGCAAGGTCATGCCATTGAAGAAAGGCAAGAGCCAAAAAACAATCAGTCAGAATATAAGGAAGTTGAGGTCAGAGAAGTACCCACAGAGGCAAGCGATAGCAATAGCCTTGTCAACGGCGGGGAAATCAAAGCCGAAATCAACAAGCCGAAAAAGAAAGCTAAAAAAGCCCGTAAAAAAACGTGATGGTGGTATCATAAAAAAGTTTTCTGAGATAGCAAAACCTCAAAAATTTAAAGGTATATTTTAATGCTTGATCCAGCCTCAATTGGCATAGCAATTACAGCCGCTAATACGGCATTTAACGCAATCAAAAAAGGATTCGCAGCAGGCCGTGAAATAGAAACCATGAGCAAAGACCTGTCACGCTGGATGGGGGCAGTTTCAGATGTTGAAAATACTGAGAAATCTGCAAAGAATGCTTCACCACTTAGAAAATTATTTAAAGGTAAAGAAATAGAAGCTAGTGCAATTGAAGCATTCACAGCAAAAAAAAAATTTGAGGCACAAAGACAAGAACTTAAATCATTTTTAAATTTTCACTACGGAGCTAATTCTTGGAACGAAATTTTGGCTATGGAAGCTGAAATTAGAAAAAGAAGAAAAGAAGAGATTTACGAAAGGCAAGAATTTGTTAGAAAAATTTGGGAAGGTGTTGGTTGGTTTCTTCTGTTTTGTTCAGTCGTAGGTTTTATTATTTTTCTTGCATGGTTATATAAGGAGAAAAGAGGATGAATGAAAAGCCTTTGAAACTAAAAATTGATGAAAACAGTTTTGAGTTATCATTAAGGATATTAGGTAATGAGTTTGTTGCTATTAAAATAGGATCAACTAATTTTAGTGGAAAACTTATTGCTGGGGGTGTTCTTTTATTATTTTTTACGTTAATCTTGTTAGAGGGTTTTGGTTTAAATGAAATTTTATTAAAATGAGTGTAGAAACTTTTTTAAAATGGAAGATACTTCCAAGATTTATGATGTTAATATCTACAGCTATGAGTTGGAGATGTGCAGAATGGTTTATGCAACTCGATTCCCCAACTGCTAGTCAATCTGCGTTTGTATCAGTCGTTATGGGTGTAATGACTGGTGTATTTGGTATTTGGATGGGTCACGAACATAAAGGAGAAAATTATGGCAATAGCACCAAAGAAAAAAAATAAAATCAAAAAAGTTATAAAAGGTTTGAAAAAAGCAAGTGCTTTACATAAAAAACAAGCTAAATCTTTAAAAAGCGTTATGAGTAATAAAAAAAGAACGTGATAACCTCATGCCGAAAAAAGATCCAAAAGTTGGCACAGGAAAAAAACCTAAAGGTTCAGGCAGAAGACTCTATACTGATGAAAATCCAAAAGATACTGTTAGGATTAAATTTGCAACTCCTGCTGATGCTCGTGCAACAGTTAGAAAAGTTAAAAGAATTAATAAACCTTATGCTCGAAAAATTCAAATCCTTACTGTCATGGAACAAAGGGCAAAAGTGATGAAAAAAAATGAAGTTGTAAGTATTGCAAAAAGAGCGAAGGAAGCGTTGAAAAAAACAAGAAAAGCATGACAACATTTATGTTGATGTGTTACCTCAACGCTAATTTAAACGGAGCTGTGCACTTTAAAAGTATTAATGATTGTTTGTTTTATGCAGAAAAACTATCTGAACAAAGAATCACAATTCCAGAAAAGGTTGAATCTTACAAATGTATGTGTAAACTTGTGCCATATGTAGATGTTAAAAGAACCAAAGTGTATTAGGAGGTAGCTATGTTACAAGCACTTATAGGACCAGTTACAAGTCTGGTAGGAAAATTTATTAAAGACAAAGATCAACAAGCAAGACTCAGTCATGACTTGGCTACGCTTGCCTCTCGTCATGCCCAGGAGCTGGCGAAAGGTCAAATCGCAGCTAATGCCGAACAGGCGAAGCATCCTTCAATATTTGTTGCAGGAGCACGCCCAGCCATAATGTGGATCTGTGCTCTCGGCTTACTAACGCAATTTTTTATCATGCCGATTGCTGAATGGGCAACAGCGATATGGATGCCAGACATAACTTTGCCTAGTTTAAAGACAGGTGAATTAATGACGTTGACCCTTTCATTATTAGGATTGGGAGGAATGAGATCCTATGAAAAGTCAAAGGGTGTGGCTAGAGAGAACATGAAAAAATGATTATTTGTGAACGATGCAAAATCGTATTAAAACAAATTGAATTGAAAGACCTCTACCAATGCCCTATGTGCTTAACAGTCATAGAACATAAAGATATATCTGACAAAGACAATGTTAAAAAATAATTTTTGGAAAAAAGACCTTAAAAAATTTTCAAAAGAAGAGTGGGAGGCGTTGTGTGACAGATGTGGTAAATGTTGTTTGATTAAACTAGAAGATGAAGACACTTTGTATTTTACAAATGTTTCATGCAAACTGTTATGCACTAAAACAGCAAAATGTTCGGATTATAAGAATCGTAAGAAAGAAGTTAAAGAATGTGTTGTTTTGACTTATCAAAATTTAGATGCGTTAAATTGGATGCCAGACACTTGTGCATACAAGTTAATATATCAAAACAAAGATTTGCCAAAATGGCATTATTTAAAAACAGGTAATTTTAAGAAAATGACAAAGGAAAAAATGTGTGTTAGTAATCAAGTCATAAGTGAAAAGTTTGTTAAAGAAAAAGACTTGCATAATTATATAACACATTGGAAATAAATTATGGATGGCGTAAAGGTAGCACAAATTTTATTAAAGAACATTCGTCAAAGAAGAGATGAGTTATCTCAATCTTTGGCAGATGGTTCGATAACTTCTATGGAAGATTATCGGTTCATAACAGGTCAAATACGAGGACTGACTTGGTGTGAGGAAGAAATAAGAACCTCGATGAAAGGAATAGACGATGAGTAAAAAGCTCTATGTGCCAGACAGATTACTGGCAAAAAAACAAATCAATCCAGTACCACCAGCTATTGGTAAAAGTTTTGGAAAATCTGAAGAACCTAACAAAAATGAAGATGATCCGTCAAAAATAGATTCCTCTATTATTGATAGATTGCCTAAACCGACTGGTTATAGAATTTTAGTTATACCATATTATCCAAAAGAAAAAACTAAAGGTGGTATATACATACCAGACGCAACAAGAGATAGAGAATCATTTGCAACAGTTGTTGCGTATGTCGTAAAAATGGGTCCAGATGCTTATAAAGATGCAGATAAATTCCCAACAGGAGCATATTGTTCTGAGAAAGAATGGGTATTAATGGGAAGATATGCTGGAAATAGGTTCAAAGTGGAGGGTCTTGAGTTAAGGCTCATAAATGATGATAATATTATAGCGAAAATACTTGATCCAACAGATATTTCTTATGTATAGTGGAGGTAATGATGAATGAAGCACAAGAAAAAATTGTAGAGCAAGAAGCTCAAGAAGAAAACGTACTTGTTGATATAGAAGAGTCTTCTGAAAAAAAAGAAGAAGCTCCAAAAGTTGAAGCAAAAGAAGAAGAGCGAACAGAAGTTCGTTCTGAACAACCAGAAGAAGAATTAGAAAACTATTCTGAAAATGTTCAAAAACGTATTAATCAATTAACAGCAAAAAGAAAACAAGCTTTGGAAGAAGCTGATGCTGCTTTCAAATACGCAGAAGAGCAAAAGAAAAGAAATGAAGAATTACAGAAACAACTTACACAGTTAAATACTGGGTATACTTCTGAATTTGGAAATAGAATAGAAGCACAAACTGCACAGGCAAAAAAACTTTATAAGGAGGCTTTTGATGCTGGAGATGCTGAAAAAATGTCTGAGGCAAGTGACCTCATGGCTAAACTCGCTATTGAGAACGAAAGACTCAGAATACAAAAACTTAGAACCGAAACTGAAGGAACTAAAAAAGATGAGGGACAATCTGAAACCCCAAAGAGGCAGACCCCGCAAAAACAAGAGTTAGATCCTAAGTTACAAGGTTGGCTAGATAAAAATTCATGGTTTGGCAAAGACATGGTTATGACAAGAGGTGCTCAAGCCATACATGAACAAGTTGTTGCTGAAGATGGAATAGACCCATCTACAGATGAGTATTACATAGAAATTGATAAACGTATGAGAAAAGAGTTTCCACAAAAATTTCAGAGTGACAGAAAAGTCGCCCAAACTGTTGCACCTGTTAACGGCAAAGCCGTTTCTAATAGTGGGCGGAAAAAGCAAATAGAACTAACCCCTGGACAAGTTGCGTTTGCTAAAAAAATGAGAATACCTTTAGAGCAATATGCTAGAGAGGTAGCTAAAATTGATTCCAGGAAAGGAGCCTAAGATGGTTGATAGAGCTAATAGAGAGACTGAAACTCGTGAAAAACAGGCAAGAAAACAAGCTTGGAGACCACCAAATCAATTAGAAGCTCCAGAAGCACCTGTGGGTTATAAGCATAGGTGGATTAGAGAACGTGTTATGGATTATGATGATAAAGCGAATATCTATAAACGGCAAAGAGAAGGATATGAATTAGTGCGTGCAGAAGATTATCCAGATGCAGATTATCCCGTGATTGATGAAGGCAAAAATGCTGGAGTAATTGGTCAAGGAGGACTTTTATTAGCACGGATTCCAGAGGAAGTAGTTCAAGAAAGAAATGCTTACTATAGGAATAAAACAAATACTCAGATGGAGGCCGTTGACAGAGATTTGATGAAAGAATCAAACCCTGCAATGCCAATATCTAAGGAAAGGAAGTCTCAAGTTCACTTTGGTGGCAAGAGACAAAGTTAATAAAATTCTTACTTAGGAGAGTAAAAAATGGCAAATCAAGATGCTGCTTTCGGTATGCGTCCAATCAGAATGATAGGTGGTGCACCTTGGACTGGTGGACAAAGCCGATATAGAATCGCTGCCAATTATGACACTGCTATATTTCAGGGCGACATGGTTGCTCAAGTAACTGGAGGCGGTATTGAAGTACACGCTGATGGTGGTACAGTGCCTATAGTTGGGGTGTTTAATGGTTGTAGGTTTACTGACCCAACCACGAAAAAGGAAACTTTTTCAAACTTTTATCCTGCAAGTACAAATGCGTCAGATATTGAAGCTTTTATCATTGATGATCCGAACGTGATTTTTGAAATACAAGCTAATGCTGCATTTCCAGTTGCGGATTTATTTGGTAACTTTGACATTGTATATACAAGTGCAGGGTCTACTGTAACAGGGATTTCTGGAGCGGAGTTAAATGTTAGTGATGGTGCAACCACCGCTACTTTGTCACTCAAAGCGATTGACATATCTCAAGATCCAGAAAATAACGATGTTTCATCAGATGCGACTAATGTCTATGTTGTGATTCAAAATCACATATTTGGACAAAAGTCTGCTGGATTAGCGTAAGGGAGATTAGATTATGGCTATATCAAGAGCACAACTCGTTAAAGAGTTAGAACCTGGTCTTAACGCTTTATTCGGCATGGAATATGATCGTTATGATCAAGAGCATACAGAGATATTCGAGACTGAATCTTCAGATAGAGCATTTGAAGAAGAGGTCATGTTGAGTGGCTTTGGTAATGCTTCAACAAAATCAGAAGGAGCTGGAGTACAGTTTGATCAAGCAAACGAAGTATACACTTCAAGATACACAATGGAAACTATTGCGTTAGCTTTTGCGTTGACAGAAGAAGCAATGGAAGACAATTTGTATGACCAACTTGGAGCAAGATATACAAGAGCGTTAGCAAGATCAATGTCTCACACAAAGCAAGTCAAAGCTGCTGCTGTATTAAACAATGCGTTTGATTCAGGTTTTGCAGGCGGTGATGGCAAAGAGCTTTGTGCAACAGACCACCCATTAGGTGGTGGTGGTACATTTAGAAATGAACCATCAACTGCAGCAGATCTTAATGAAACATCATTAGAAAATGCTCTCATTGACATTTCACAATTTGTTGATGAAAGAAATATGATTGTTGCATTAAGAGGAATGAAATTAATCGTTCCACCTGCGTTGCAATTTGTTGCAGACAGACTGCTTGAGTCAACTTTAAGAGTTGGCACATCTGACAATGATTTGAATGCAATCAAAAACAGAGGAATGATACCAGATGGTTATACCATTAATCATTTCTTAACTGATACAGATGCTTTCTTTTTAAAGACAGATGCACCTAATGGTTTCAAGTATTTTGAAAGAATACCATTAAGCACAAGCATGGAAGCTGACTTTGACACAGGTAACATGAGATACAAGGCTAGAGAGCGTTATGCCTTTGGCTTTTCAGATCCAAGATGTGTCTTTGGTTCTCCAGGAGCCGCATAAAAATACAACATATTTTTAGAGGGGTCTTTTCAGACCCCTTTTTTTTGTGTATACTTAAATTACCTTGACGAAGAATTAACTTCGACAATAGCCAAGACAAGGAGATTTACATGGCTAATACAACTTTTACAGGTCCAATCCGATCTGAATCTACAATTAAAACTGTAAGTAAAAATTCTACTACAGGAACAATTACAGAAGTAATTACAATGGGTGATGCACCCGTTGCATTAGGGGACGAGGATAAAACCCTTGATAATGCGACACATAGCGGTAGAGTTTTGGCAGTTCCAGCACTTGCATCTAACAGAACAATAACATTACCAGCACCAGTTGCAGGAGCTACTTTTAAGTTTATCTATGCAGGAGCAGCAGAGGAAGCAGAAAATTTAATAATAGTCACTCCTGGGAACTCAAACTTTTTCTTAGGTAATGTTCAGCATTTAGACACAAACGCAGACAATGTAAGCGTTTACGCAAATGGTAGTTCTAACTCAAAGTTAACTTTGACAGACTTTGGCAGCATGGAAATAAATATAGTAGGTAAAGATAGTACGAATTACTATATTTGGGGTAACGTAGTTTCTGAAGACGCTCCAGCTTTTGCTGATCAATAATAGGAGAGTAATATGGCAGATACAGTTGCCTCACAAACTTTAGTTGATGACATCAAAATTGCTGTTTTTAAATTTACTAATGTATCTGATGGTAGTGGTGAAAGTGCAGTTAAAAAAATAGACGTTTCCGCTTTATCTACTAATCAAAGAGGTCAAGCTTGTACTAGAGTTACTATAGATGAAATATGGTGGCAGTGTAACGGCATGAAAGTTCAAGTATTATTTGATGCTTCAACTGATCTTTTGTGTATTGAGTTAGGAGAAAATCAAAGTGGTCACCACGACTATTCTTCATTTGGTGGTCTAACTAATAATGCTGGTTCAGGAGTTACTGGTGATATTATGTTTACAACAGTTGGACATTCTTCAGCAGATACTTATACAATTACCATGAAAGTTAGAAAGAGCTACGAGTAATGGCTAGAAAGCCTGATAAGCAGCCTCCAAAGACTAAAAAGTATTTCCGCTCCACTAAAACTGGAGCGGGAATGACTAAGGCTGGTGTTGCTCGTTATCGCAGAGAAAATCCAGGCAGTAAACTTAAAACTGCTGTGACTGGTAAAGTTAAAAAGGGAAGCAAGGCAGCAAAAAGAAGAAAGTCATTTTGTGCAAGATCAGCAGGACAAATGAAAAAGTTTCCAAAAGCAGCTAAAAATCCTAATAGTAGGTTAAGACAGGCAAGAAGAAGATGGAAGTGTTAGAATGAGAGCAAATGACGTTTTGAAATTATTAGAAAAACATGAGTCTGAATGTAACAGACGTTATGAAAAAATAGAAAAGAGTTTAGATAAGCTAGACGTTAAAGTTTGGGGTTTAGCTGTTTTAATTGTTATAACACCATTTTTACATAAGTTAATGTAAATGGTTATGGGGAGGTCGCAAATGGCACGACAAGTGTCAAAGCCACCTCAGAAAAGGAAGTGGAGTGCCAGTAGGAAGAGGAAGATCAATTGTAAACGACCTAAAGGATTTTCTCAAAAAGCATATTGTGCCGCTAAAAAAAGGCGAAGTAGTAAGAGGTGAGCCAATAAAAGTATGTCTAAGATGCAAAAAAAAAGAATGGATGTGCAATTGCTGGAAGTTAAAAAGGAGATAAATTATGCCTAAAGACGCTTGTTATCATAAAGTAAAAGCTAGATATAGGGTTTTTCCGTCAGCTTATGCTTCAGGAGCCATAGCTAAATGTAGAAAAGTTGGTGCAGCCAACTATGGCAAAGGTGGTAAAAAAGCTAAGAAAAAAGCTATGGGTGGTGTAGTAGAAATGAAAAATGGCGGAAATGTGTCAAAGGGTAAAGTTAAACGTCCATCAAAAAATCCTAATATTGCAAGGGGTTGTGGTGCAGTAATGAGCAACAGAAGAAAAGTAACAAAGTTTAGTTAATGGCTGTAAGAAAAACAAAAGCTGGTTTAGCTCTCAAACGATGGTTTAAGGAGGACTGGAAAGATGTTAGGACAGGTAAAAAATGTGGTCGTCAAAAAGGTGAGAAACGTGGTACGCCTTATTGTCGTCCAAGTAAAAGGATTAGTAAGAAAACTCCGAAGACTGCTTCAGAGATGTCTGCATCAGAAAAAAGAAAGCGTATCTCACAAAAGAAAAGATTAGGGCAACCATCTGGTAAGCCAAGAAGAGTTGCAGCTGCTAGACGTAGAAAGACAAAGTAATGGATGATTTTAAAAATCTTGAAGATCAAATTTGTGAAGAAATTCGTGAGTGGTCAAGATTTGCATTAGAAAAGCCAAACAAAAATTATAACAACCTTCCCTCATGTCCTTTTGCTAAAACTGCATGGAAAGACAAAAAAGTAAGCTTTGCATTTAAAAATACCAGTTCATATTATTGTTTAAACACTTTGATAGATTGTTTTAAAGATAACAAAGATTTAATAATTATTGTTGATATGTGCTTTGAAAATAATGAAAAATTTCATAAACATTTGAGTAATGTAAATGAAAAAATTCAACAAGGGGACTATAAACAAAAAGACATTTGGATAATGGGATTCCACCCTGATGATGATGTAAATGAACTTATAGACGATGGAACATTTGCAGAAATTGTAAAGGAAGAATATGCTTTGATATTCGTGCAACGATTAACAAAGCTACAAGAAAGTGCAAATAAATTGAAGAAACTTGGTTATTATGATAAATATTATAATGAGTACAATGTTGAAGAAATTTATGAGCAAAGACAACAATACTACAACAACCTCAAAAGGAGAGAAATATGGCAATGAGTCCAAGAAAAATGAATGCTATGGGCGATCAACTAAAAAAAACAGCTAAAATGATGGCTGGTGGAAAAGTAAAAAAGATGCGTGGTGGCGGCATGGCAAAAAAAATGCGTGGCGGTGGAATGGCTATGAAGAAGATGAAAAAAGGTGGTAAAGCCTAATGACCACTTCCAGCTCTACTGACTTTAACTTAGATGTAGCTGAGTACATTGAAGAAGCTTTTGAGAGATGTGGCTTAGAAGCTAAAACTGGTTACGATTTGCAAACAGCTAGGCGTTCTATGAATATTATGCTTGCGGAGTGGGCAAATCGTGGCCTTAATCAATGGACTATTGAGCAAAGAACTCAAGCTTTGACGGCTAATGATTCAGAGTATAGTTTAGGTACAGATATTATAGATATATTATCTGTGGTCGTAAGAAGAAGTGGCACAGACTTTAGCATGACTAGGATAAGTAGAGACACTTTTATTAATCTCCCTAACAAAACATCAACAAGCAGACCAACACAATACTTTTTAGATAGGCAAATAACACCTAATCTTAAATTATACCCTACACCAGAAAACAGCACAGATGTTATTGTTTATGACGCTTTGACAAGGATGCAAGACGCTGATACGCAAGTAAATACATTGGAGATACCATTTAGGTTTATACCTTGTCTAACAGCAGGATTAGCCTATTATATAGCTATGAAAAGAGCACCAGATAGAATACAACTTCTGAAATCTGTATATGAAGAGGAGTTTGAAAGAGCAATGGCTGAAGATAGAGATAGGTCAGCATTTAACGTAACACCTAAATTAGATTATTATAAGGTCGGATAATGCCTTTTGCTAGTGGTAAATATGCTTACAGAATATCAGATAGGTCTGGATTTAGGTATCGTATAAAAGATACAAGAAAAGAATGGAATGGTTCTATTGTTGGAAAAGATGAATATGAAGAAAAACATCCTCAACTTGAGCCAGTAAGATCAACTCCAGATGCCGAGGCTATAAAAGATGCCAGACCTGACACGCAAGATGACAATAAAAAATTTACAGTGTATACTAATACTGGACTAGGTAATTTAGGAACTTTATTAACAAGTTTTAGTGCAACGACATCAGTTGGAACAGTAACAGTGAGCATAACATGAGTTTTACTTTAACAACATTAACAGCATCAGTTCAAGAATGGACACAAAATGATGAAAGTACATTTGTTGCAGAGATCCCATTCTTTATCCAGAACGCAGAAGAAAGAATATTTAAGGTTGTTGATTTAGAATATTTTAGAAAAAATGCGACTGGTGTTATGACAAGTGGCAATAAATTTTTACAAAAACCATCAGATTGGTTGGCTAACTTTTCTTTATCATTTGTAAATTCTAGTAGTGAAAATGTTTTTTTGTTACAAAAAGATGTAAACTATTTACAAGAGTTTCATCCTAACCCAAGTAGCACAGGAACACCAAGGTTCTATGCTTCTTTTGATGTTAACAATTTTATTGTTGCACCAACTCCTAATAGTAATTTTACTGTTGAAGTTCATTATTATTATAGACCAGCGTCTTTAACAACAGATGATTCTGGATCAACATGGATTAGTACAAATGCACCAGATGCTTTATTATATGCAACACTTATAGAAGCATATACATTTATGAAAGGTGAAAGCGATTTATTACAACTTTATACAGCTCGTTTTACTGAGGCCATAAGCAGATTGAAAATATATGCTGAAGCTAAAGAAAATACAGATGCTTATAGGGAGGGATTAGTAAGAGTTCCCAATCAATAGAAGGTAGCAAAATGAAAAATTTGAATAGCATAGCTATTGTTGGTTTAGGCAATAGTTTTTCAGAATATATACTAGCAAAAATTAGAAGCGAGAAGTTTGATGAAGTTTGGGCGATTAACTCCATGTCTGGAGTTATTTATCACGATAAGTGTTTTATGATGGACCCACCATCAAGATTTCTTGATACGCCTAATGCTGGTAAGCAAACAAATATTATGGCAGAAAGATTGAAACAAAAAATAAATGTACCTATCTTTAGTTGTGCCTTAGATGAAAGATGCCCAGACGTTGTAGAGTTTCCGTTACAAGAAGTCATTCAAAAAACTGGATATGCTTATTTAAATAACACTGTTGCTTATTCCTTTGCGTATGCAATATCGCAAGAAGTTTCAGAGTTACATTTATATGGAATTGATTTTACTCATAAAGCAGTCAACTTTGCAGAGGCGGGTAGAGCTTGTTGTGAGTTTTGGTTAGCTATTGCTATATCAAAAGGGATTAAAGTTAACATAGCTCATAATTCATCTTTACTCGATATGAATGTGCCAGAGGATCAAAAGCTATATGGCTATCATAGATTAGATGATCCACTTGTTTCTACTGCTACGAATGGTAGTATGTTGATTACAAGAAAATCTAAACTTGAACCACCAGAGCCATTAGATGCGACACCAAATATTATTGGAAGAGAAGATATACCAGGAGTAACTTACGAGGAGAAAAAAGATGTTTAATGTAAATGTATCAGAAATAGGAAATGTAGTTGTAAAAACCTCAGAACAAGGTGGTTTAAACAACGAACAGATAGCAGATTTAGCCGTAGAAAAAATTGCAAGTGTATCAGAAGATGCACCCTCACACTTAAAAGAACAAGCAAAATTATTTAAAGAACAACTTAAAGGAATAATTCACCATTATATACTCTTGGCAAGAAAGGAAGAGCGTGCTACAATTATGCAAGCCTTGCGATCAAGTGGTCAAAAGGAAACGGCTGAATATATAAGGAGACTCTAATATGGCTATAACACAAGCAATGTGTACTTCCTTCAAGAAAGAGTTGTTGGAAGGTACACATAACTTTAAAAACTCTGGTGGTGGCACTTTTAAACTAGCATTATATGCAGAAGGAAGTGGCGGAAAATCATCATCAACTGCAACATTGGGTGCAACAACAACTGCTCTAGCTACCGCTGGTGAAGTCGCTTCAAGTGGTACATATGTAACTGGTGGATTAGCTCTAACAAGAGTAGATCCAACTACTTCTGGAACAACTGCTTTTACAGATTTTGCTGATTTAAGTTTTACTACTGCAACGATTACCGCAATGGGAGCTTTAATTTACAATAGTTCTGCTAGTAATAAAGCAGTATGTGTTTTAGATTTTACATCTAATAAAACATCAACAGCAGGCACATTTACAATACAATTTCCAACAGCAGACGCATCAAACGCTATTATTAGAATAGCCTAACAAAAGGCTAACCAATGGCGAACATTACTGGTTGGGGTCGAGGCACATGGGGTCAAGGAGCGTGGAACGCTCCTCTACCCGTTGAAGTTACTGGCGTTGCTGGAACTACAGCACTTGGTAGTGAAACTGTACTTCCTTCAATTTCAGTTGCAGTAACTGGTGTTGCTGGGACTACTGCTGTTGGCAGTGAATCTGTAGCGGCTAGCTCTAATACTGCTATTGATTTTAGAGATAGCCTCATGGCTACATCTTTCAGTCAAGAATTTGGATTGACTGTAGATGGCTTTGTCAACGATGGACAAACAATAAGTAATGGCTCAGACCTTGAAGACATCACAAACACTGAAAGAACACAAGATATTGTTCTTGCGGCAGAAATGGATCTGCCCTCTTCTTTTTCAAAAGCCTCTTGTATTTGGGAGTGTGGTGGAACTGGAGTTGGAGCGTGGATTGGTATATCAGAACAAAGTGGTGCTTACTTTTTAAGATTTAGAGCGGGTGATGGAACAGTAGGTAATAATACTGCTAACAGTAACCTTGCTATTGCACAAGTAGCCATATCTTCTTTATCAAGATTTTTTAACGGAAATACTCATACACTCGTGTGGGCAGTAGATATAAGTGCTGGTAAAGTTCAAATATACATAGATGGAGAGCTTGTTGCAGAGGGGACAACATCTGATGGCAGTTCTTTAACTAGCTTTGCTGGTGGTGCAAATGGTGGTTTTGGTGTTGGTGTTGGTGATCCAGTGGCTGGAGGCACGAGTGACGATGGATCTACACAAGTTCAATCCGCAGCAGCTTTCACTGGAACAATTCGTAGTGATCTACGAATGTATAAAAATGAATTTATTGCCACGCAAACAAACTCCACTGTCACGGGTGGAGCTACTGTTGTAGAAACTGGATTAGCAGGTACTGGAGCAGTAGGAAATACAGTTGAAACTGGCACATCTGTAGTTGGTGCTACTGGAAATCAAGGCTCTGGACAAATTGGTGACGAGGTTACAAGACCTCAAGGTATATTTGGAGTTACTGGAGTACAAGCAACAACTGCATTAAACTCAGTTAGTGCCGCTCCACAAAGCATTATTAGTGTTACAGGTGTTGCTGGAACTGGTCAAGCAGGCACTATAACTGAAAGTGGAACAGCTTTAGTCGCACCAACTGGTGTTGAAGGGACTGGTCAACTTGGTAACGAAGTTGCTTTTTCAAACATAACTATAGTTGAAACTGGGTTTGCTGGAACTACTGGACTAGGAACTGTAAGTGCTTTACCTTCAATCACTATTGCAGAAACTGGATTTGTAGGCACTACTGGACTAGGAACTGTAACTGTTCTGCCTTCAATCACTATTGCAGAAACTGGATTTGTAGGCACTACATCATTAGGAACTGCAACAGCCTTACCTTCAATAGAATTTGCAGCCACTGGATTTGCAGCCACTGGTTCAGTTGGTGACGTATTAGCTGCTGGTGGAGCTAAAGTAGTTGAAGATGCTGTAACGGGTAGTGTTAATTTAGGTGATGAAGCCGTAAGAGGTGACGCTAATCTGTCTGTGACTGGCGTGTCTTCAACTGGAGGTGTAGGTAATACGGATACAGGCACTATTACTTTCACCATCACAGTAGCCTCGAAATCATCATATGATTCAGGTAGTTCTAACGCATATTATATAAATGGAGTTGAACGTCCAGTCTTGACATTGATTGAAGGTAAAACTTATAGATTTGATCAAAGTGATTCTTCAAATGGTGCAGGCGGAGGACACCCTTTCCGTTTCTCCACAACTCCAAATGGGTCACACGCAAGTGGTTCAGAATATACAACTGGAGTAACAACTAATGGAACACCTGGTAGTGCTGGAGCTTATACAGAAATTACTGTGGCTAGTGACGCTCCTACCTTATATTACTATTGTACCAATCATAGTAATATGGGAAACACTGCCTTTACTTCTGATTCCATCTTTAATGTAACAGGTGGTTCAACAGTTGTTCCAAGTGCTGCTACAAGCACAAGTGCATTAGGAACGATTACTGTTCTTCCGTCTATAGATGTAAACGTAACAACAGTTGTTGGAACAACGTCTTTGGGCAATGAATCTGTTTTAGCAATCAACAACATAAGTATAACTGGAGTTGAGGCAACTGGAGCATTAGGAACATTAAATTTATACGGACTTATTGAAAATAATGTTAGTGTGAGTTATACTGAGGTAACTCCGTCACAGAACGCTAATTATGAGGCGGCTTAACAAAAGGAAAGTAATATGGCTAGTACATTTGTAAATAATTTAAGACTTGAGGAAATGGCGACTGGAGAACAGTCGGGTAACTGGGGTACAAAAACAAATACCAATCTGGAATTGATAGGTGAAGGATTAGGTTTTGGAACAATCAATATAGCTTCTGATGCAAATGCAACAGAAACAGTTGCAGATGGATCAACAGACAGTGCTAGAGCAATGTTTATTAAAGTCACTTCAACTTCATTAAGTGCAGAAAGAACTTTGACTTTAGCTCCAAACACAATGAAAAGAGTTCACATTATTGAAAATGCAACAAGTGGCTCTCAGAACATAGTTATTAAACAAGGTTCTGGTGCAACTATTACTATAGGTAATGGTGACACAAAAGTTGTTTATTTAGATGGAGCTGGTTCTGGAGCAGCAGTAGTCGATGCTCTTGTAGACTTAGACTTATCTGGTGGATCTGTAAATGTTAGCACAGTTAAAACTAATTCTGGTGATATGACTTTTGATTCTGCTGGAGATATTATTCTTGATGCAGATGGTGCAGATGTTGTGTTTAAAGATGGTGGAACTACAATCGCAAAGTTCATAAATTCTTCAAGTGATTTTGTTATAGCTACGGATGTTGATGACAAAGACTTTATAATAAAAGGACAAGATTCAACAAGTGAGATAACTGCATTGACTATTGATATGTCTGCTGCTGGAGCTGCTACATTTAACAATGATGTAACTGCTTTCTCTGATGAAAGACTGAAAGAAGATATACAACCAATTACTAGTGGTCTTGAAAAAGTTATGCAACTACAAGGTGTAACTTATAAAAGAAATGATGTCACAGATGCAAAAACTCAAATAGGTGTGATTGCACAACAAGTTGAGCCTATCTTACCAGAAGTTGTTTTAACTGCCGATGATGAAATGCAAACTAAGTCAGTTGATTACGCTAAGATGACTGCTGTGTTGATAGAGGCAGTCAAGGAACTGAAACAAGAAGTTACACAATTAAAACAACAGATAAATAACGGAGGCTAATTAGTGGCAATACCAAGCTCTGGACAATCTTTATCTTTTTCTGCCCTTAGAACTGAATTTGTTGGAGGTTCTAGTGCTATTAGTTTAGGCGATCTTTATAGGGGTGGTACGAACATCAAGAAAAAAGCTGGCGATAATCAAGCTACTAATCTCGCTGCAAGTGTTGCAACTTCTGGTGCAATAGACATAAGTGATTATTACGATCAAGGTAAAGGTTTTACTTTTACTTATTCAACGGCAGGATTAAGTGGTGCATCTGGTACAGACCAAGATGTGTCTACTTTGTTTGGTGATGATTATGATTTAGATTATCCAAAAAATGTTGTCATTCCATCAGCTATAACATTAGGAACAAACAATACGTCAGAATTTGCCTTAGAAGTAGATTCTGGAGGAGCTGGTACAATAACTATTACCAACAATGGAACTATTGTTGGAGCTGGTGGTGCGGGAGGTTCGGCTGGAGCAGCAGGATCTAGTGGAGCTGGTGGCGATGGAGGAAATGGTGCTGCTGGTGGCGATGCTATAAAAGTAGAAACTGATTGCACTATTATTAATAACGGAAATATTTTTGCTGGTGGTGGCGGTGGAGCTGGAAGTGGTGGCGGTGGTCTTGGTGGCAACCTTCAACAACAACAACAAACAACAGCACAACAAGGACCTAGTTATATACATACTCCAAGTAATGTTACGAGATGGACTTATATCCCACAAACTGGTAGTATTTATTTAGGTTTTGGACCCCTAGGTGGTTCAGTGCATGGTTCGGCTCCACCTGGTGGAAATAATGTCACTGGTAATGCTGGAACACCCGCTCCTAGTACTCAAACTTCATATACTAAAGGTAGTTACACTTATACTCGTGGAAGTGCTTATAGCACTGACTATTCAAACCCTTCCTTTACTTATTTGCATTATTATATTAGTGTAAGTTTTCCTCAACAATCACAAGCACAAACTGCTGGACACGCTGGTGGTGCTGGTGCGGCTGGTGGTTTAGGCAGAGGATTTAATAATTTGCCAGGAGGTGATTCTGGAGCTTCTGGAGCCTCTGGATCAACTGGTGATGCGGGTAATGGTGGCAACGGAGGTAATGGCGGAGATGGTGGTGGCTATGGTCAAGCTGGAGCCGCAGGTCAAGCTGGTCAAGCTGGAACAAATTCAACCACTGATGGATCAGCGGGTGGAAGTGCAGGAAGCGTAGGAGCCAGTGGGTTAGCCGTAGAGAAAGATGGTCCAATATCATTAACTTTTACGAATAACGGGACTGTAACTGGAACTGTGCAATCATAAGGAGTAAAGATGGCAAACACATACACATGGACAATAACAAAATTATACACTAAAAATATTACGGATAGTGGCACAACTTATAATGATGTTATCAAAAGAGTAGAGGGTACATTAGTGACAACAAGTGGATCCGATTCAAATATTAAGATGACACATGGTTACGACATTGATTTGAGTAACCCTTCCGACTGGTCAAGTTTTACTGCATATGCTTCTTTGTCACAATCGACTGTACAAGCATGGGTTGAAGCAAGATTAACTTCTGATACGATTACTCAAATTAAAAAACACCAAGATGACGGCATTGCTTTTGAAGAGCAAGTAAGTGGAACTTCTGCTAAAGGTTCAGGATCTGGTGACGATTTTGTTGCAAGTTTTCCTTGGAGTTAATGAGATAATATGCTACAACTCTTATAAAGGTAGCATATGAAAAATTCTGTATTTGTTCTTCCAGAACATCTTCTGTATTATTTAAGACTACATGGTAGAATATTAAATCAAAGAAATGTTTCTAGTTCTGGAGATCCTAATATTGCGACATACGGAGATCCTATCTTTGAAACTTTATTGCTCCATTTACAACCAACTTTAGAAGAATTATCTAAACAAAAATTAATTCCAACTTACTCTTATTTTAGAACTTATAAAAAAGGTAGGGATTTAGAAAATCATATAGATAGAGAGTCTTGTGAGTACAGTACTACAATTTTATTAGATTGTTCTGAGCCAAACACTCCTTGGGAAATTTTTGTGGACAACAAACCATTTGCATTAAAATTAGGTCAAGGTGTAATTTATAAAGGTATTGAACAGCCTCATTACAGAAATGCTTGTCCTATGGAATATAGTTCTCATGTATTTTTGCATTATGTAAATGCAAATGGACCTTATAAAGAATACGCCTTTGATAAAAGAAAAGGTTTATATGCTCCACCTGTCTAGCATATAAAAAATAAAGGAAAATTATGAGAAGAAATATAGTTATAGCAAAAAAAGCAATCTCGGCTGATTTGTGCAACACAATTATTGAAAGAACCAAAAAAGATTTTCAAATTGCAGGAGTTGGTCAAGGAAATGTAGCTCCAGAAACTAGAAAAAGTCAAGTTAGTTGGTTAATGGGATCAGTCAAGCACTATGATATATATCAACCAATAGTAAATTTAATTCAAAAAATTAACAATGAGGTGTATAATTTTGATTTGTTTGATCCAGAACCCTTTCAAATAACACAATATGATGAGAAGAACCAAGGTTTTTATAAGCCTCATATGGATGGAACTTACGATCATGTGCCACATAATCAACCAGTTAGAAAACTTTCTTTATCAATTCAACTGACACCACCAAATTATTATGAAGGAGGTACTTTTGAATTTCCAGATGATAAAGAAAAATTTGTAGTTGAGGATTCTATGGATCAAGGAACTGCTATTTTCTTTCCTTCTTATATGTCTCATGGTGTTCAGCCAGTAACAAAGGGTACTAGATATAGTTTAGTTTGTTGGGTGCTTGGACCTAATTTTAAATAGGAGACACATAAATGTATTACATTGTTTATGATAATTTTTTACCACAAAATGAATATGGTATTTTAAAAGAATATTTACTAACTCGTTTTCCGTGGAGATTTAGCAGAAGAATAAATAATGCAGATGAAAAAAATGATGATTGTTATTTTGCTACCACAATATTTCATTCTCATAATCCTGCACGAGAGCAATGGGATCGATCAGTGCAATTAGATCCTTTCTTTTTTATAACTTCAAAACTTCATGTAGAGGGATTTCAAAGAATTAAAGCTAATTTATATTTTCCAACGAAAACTAAAGAAGTTTATCATCACGCTAAACATAGAGATGGCGTATTTAAACATCAAGGAGCGTTGTTTTACCTTACAACTTGTGATGCACCGACAACGATGGCAGATGGCTATGAAGTTGAATCAGTAGAAAATAGATTATTACTTTTTGATCCAACTACACCACATTCAAGTTCC